TTACTGTAGTGCTTCCACTTGTAAATCTAAATGGATTTAAATTTAATAATCTTTCTGTAGCATTTGCTATTCTTGCTGGACGTGGATGTTCTAACGCTTGAGGATCAGGTGAATGTTCATGCGGCATCAATTGAGGTGCCTTAGGTTCATACTCACTTGTATGGACCCACATGCCATTCCATTCTTTAACCATTTCATTGTAGGGGAATTGTAATCCACTACGATCTGAAATAGCTATTGCATATTTTCCTTTAGCGTAAGCCATCTACACCCAATGATACTTGCCACCTTTTTTAGCAGCACCCATTCCTTGTACAGTTCCACTAACTTTACCTTTAGAAATAGCAACTGGTGTTCCACCAGATTCTTTTCCTTCGCTAGTTGGAGCAATACCTTTTGTTGTTACAGCTCCAGCATTTACTGCTGCAGGTGCTTCAACTTGTCCTCTTCCATAGTGTCCTACTTTTTTAGTAGAAGCATCACGAGTATTAGTTGTTTGGGTATTCCAATTTCGGTTACTCATTCTTCCTCCTTTTTACAGTCACAATCGTGACATTGACATTGGCCACCACAACATGCACCACCATTGCTGCAATGACAGTTGTGACCACATTTTTTACATTCTCCCATCTTCATTCCTCCTACGGTATGTAAGCCTGTGCCGGTTTAACACGATATGAGACCCTTTCTCTATTCGCATCTGCCGTGCGTTTAAACTCTTCTTCATAAAGCATTTTAAGGCCCGCAGTCAACTGCGGAGCTCTTTTTAAAGAAACATAATATGCTAATCCTGAAACTAAACAAGGAAGAAAATAGAATGGTACATCTGCATTATTTGAATATGCGCCTGCATCCATGATTCTATTTATATAGAAATACTTCATTATATAAGCTTTATCAGGGCTAGGATAAACAAACATAGTCATGTTGTGCTCTGGTCTACCAGTATTAGTAGACCCTCCAACAGTCACTTGTCCATTAATTAAGCAAAATTGTGTAGGACGAGCGTCCCCACCTGTAGAGCTTTGTTCTTTTCTACTTAAATTTAAATATTCAGTTCTGGATATTTTTGTAATAGCAACGTCAGTTGTATCACTATTGCCTTCAAGATTTGTAGTAGCGCCAGCTGTTGTAGTAATAGCTGCATCAATAATATCTACAACTTTTTGATGAACAGCATAATAATTTGTTCCAGCAGTCATCGTTTGTGTTGCATAATCAATAGTCCATAAATTAAGACCACGATTAGCCCACTCAGAAAACATAAGATTTAAAGATCTTCGTGCTGTTCTTAAGTCGTATCCACTACGTACCTCAAGCCCGCATCTTTCAAATGCTTCTTCTATAATTTCCTCTATCGAGAGGTTAAATGTTCTCGTACCTGAATAAGCCATTTAAACCTCTACGAGATAGCGTCGTATTCTTTTATAAACTCAATAACTATACTAGCAGTATCATCGTTAGTAACAGAAGAAAAGTTAATCAGAACATCGCCATCATAGTTAGTTGCTTTTGTATTTTGTAAAGTTCCTATAGAACTAAAGTCCATATCATCAGCGTAATTACAAGACCATGCAATTGGATTTGTTCCACTGTTGTGCCACTCTATTAAAAGTGGTTTTGTTACTGCAGTGTTGTTAACACTCCACCACATTTTATTTATATTTACATAAGTACAAGATGTTCCATCGTTTCTTGCATTTAAATTAGATGCATCAACTTTATATGTTTCAGCTGTGGTAGATGCTATTTTAGCGGTAAATGAAAAGATAGCTTTTCTATCTCCATCAAATAATTTTTTTACGTATTGTGCCATTTTTAATTCCCCTTGTAAAAGGATGGGGACATTACTCCCCATCCACGGTTATATTTGTTTAGCTATAGCTTACGTTCCTATCTTGCGCAGCCATAATGTAGTCGATTGTAGTAATCTTCTGTCCAGTAGCGTCACCAGAAACACTCATAGCCATTACTTTCATATTAGCTGTTGGAATGTTAGTGGTAGAAGTACCAACTAAATTTCTGTTTATGTAAAATTGAACTTTGTTTAAGTCTGTTCCTTTTGTAGCAACAAGACCTAAAGTTACATAAGTATCATTTTCCATTGTTGATTTTGTAGTATCAGAAAACTCTGTTAAAGTTTGTGTTCCACCAGATTCAGTAGTACCTTTTACGATAGCAGTTCCATCAACTTTTACAAATCCAATAACGTTTGCTGATAGCAAAGCGTTTTCTGGATTAGTAGCAAATGTTTCTGTAAAACCAATTAAGAAATCAGTTTGTGTAGCATCAGAAATTTTTACTCTAGTTTCAAAATAAAGTTTATCACCTGCAGTAGTTGGTAAAGCAAATGATTCTTGTTTAGCTTGAATTGATGCACCATCGTTATCAGTAGTATTTGCTGAAGTTAAATTTACTTCACCACCTGTAGCATCAGCAACAACTGCTGCGCTCGCTCCTGAATCTTTTACAATAGTCCAATTGTGTGTTGCGTCTAACGCACCCTGATTAAAATCATCCATGTAGGTGAATTGATCAGGCCACATAGACATTTTTAGGTTTTCAAATGCTGATGCATTTGAAAATAGTACTGGGCCTTTAAAATGTGTAGCCATTGTTATACTCCTTGCCTGTATAGGGCTTTCGTTACCTCGTCACTATACTGTACTGCCTAGCCAGCCTCGGTAACTGTTTACTAGGTAGAAGGGGCGAACTAATTCCGCCCCTTCTAAATTTATTAAGCTCCTGGTGAACCAAAGATACCTCTCCAGTCAGACCAGCCGTAGCTGTATCTTTCTCTAGCTTTGTATCTAACGTTTCCAGTATCGAAGTCGCCTTCCATTGCAGTTCTGATAGGTGCTCTAGTGAAGTGTTTAAGTCCATTAGGTGCATCTGTTTTAATGAAGAACGCATCAGTATCAGTTAGGAAGTTATTCACAGTATAACCCTGTGGAATCATTCCCATTGATTTAAGTGCGTTGACATCATTGTCAGCAGTGCCTACTCTACCAGAAGATTTCATTAATCTTTCAGCAATAAACTGAAGGTTAACTGGGATGATTAATTTCATGCCTCTAAGTGCAATCTTTAATCCTCTTTCGTCTTTCATATCAGCAATGTCGATAAGTGCTTGCTCAAGCGAAGTTTCGTTTAAGTCAGCAGCAGTTGACAATTCGTTTTTCTGGTCTCCACTAAGAGTTGGGTGATCAGTAGCACAAAGCTCCTTATCATCACCACCAAGATAAGAGTTGTTAAACGCTCTGTTAAGAACGTTAGCAGCTTTAACTTGTTTAGTGTTAGCCATTGAACGTGCCAATGCTTTTGTATATCTAGTGCTGAGTTTGTCGTAAAGGTTATCCTCTACGGCTTCTTCAGTTAATGAGAAAGCTAATGCAACAGTTTCATGAGTGTACCTTGCAGTGAAAGTTTCTTGAGCGTCTTCATAGGTTACCCCTTGACCCTCAGGTTTTACACTAGCATTGGCAAACCCACCAAGCATTACTTCTTCTTCGAAAGCTCGATCAGATGACTCTGTATCGAATATTTCTTTGTCTTGATTTTCGTAGCGGTCGTATTCCAACCCGAACAGTGCATTTAACCCTGGTTCGAGTTCTTTGACCAATTGCATTCTTGAAATTACCATTGTTCAATATCTCCTATAGGTTAAATTCCAGCAGTATTAGAATAATACAAGTGCTCGTTGAATCTTACAATCCAATTTGAATTTGCACTTGCAATATCACTATTATCCGGATCTTCAGAAATTCTCACTACTCTAAATTGAGCTGTACCGCCAGCGACGGAACCTAGTTCTGATTTAGAGTGTCCATTAACACTAGAACCTGCCGCATAAACTTGATCGCAGTTATCTCCAACTGCTGTTTGTGCTATAGTTCCATTAGCTTGAACTTCGAAGAGCTGATTTGGGTCATCATAAACAAACGCTTCTATGTCACCCACAGTAGGCGTAATGCTACCAGGGTAATAGTTTGACCATGTTGGTTTCTTTGTAGTTGGATCGTTGTAGAAGCAACCGTTAAATACACCGATGTTTGTAGTAGTAGTATTACCACTAACAGTTATACAACCAGAAGTTTCTAATTGTACAACATCACCTTTATAAATAACATCACTTTCTCCTGAAGCAATCTTATACTTAGAAGTTCCAGAATTATTTATGTCACTTCCAAGTTTTCCTACAGCTCTAAAACCAAATGGCGCATTTTTATTAGCCATGATTTTTTCCTCACAGTAAATTGTTATAACACACTCACCGCGAGTGTGTTAAAATTGTGTAACTATGTGTTAGGAAACTTAATTAGGTTTCTTGCCACCAAATGTTACGCGAGAACTTCTCTCTTTCGAGATTGGCATGCTAGGATGTTGGTCTCTTAAAGGATCGTTGGCTATCGCGTCATCTTTATCTTGCGTTACTTGCGCAAAATATTGTTTTCGCTGATCAACGATTTCCTCAGGAATCCTTGCTAGCATTAAACCTCCAACAGCTATAACACCTTCATATCTACCTGAATCAATTGAGGGCCATTCCAGTTCAGGAAACTCATCAGCTCTGACAAATTCCCATCCTTCACGTAGTCTAGCGGATACATTTTTTTGATCCATCTGTCCTACTGCTTCGGCCCTTATCCATCGGTGCTTAAAGCCCTTTGGTGCAGGTGGTGCGTCTAGTTGTGACGGTGGAGCCCATACTTTAGGACGCTCTCTCTTAGTCCTAGTTTCTGACTCGCGTGATGGTAGTTTAGTTTTCATTGTTTTTTCCATATGCCTACTCCTTCACGTATTTCGCATATTCGCTTAGTGGCACACCTAACTTTTTAGCTATGGCAACTTGTGACGGTGTGAGTCTCACAGTACCTTTGCGCGCCTGTACAGGACCACCTCTATTAGCAGAGGCGACTGTTTGAGTCGGCGTAAACTTTTCTGAACCTTGTTCAAACTTATGAGGGAATGTATCCTTCATCCTTTTGTCTATTTCATTATAATAGTCATCAGACGAAGGGTCAAATCCTTCTTCCATCAGTTTACGATGAATTGAGAAAGATGTCAAGGTCATAGGTTCATCTTCACCAAACCACTTGTTCTTATCAGCCCAAGCCTCTGCCTTTGGATCTGGCGGTGGCGGTGGTGCTGGTGGTTGCATTTGCTGAGGATTAGGCATTTGTGGCTGACGTGGGTCAACTCCTCGTGCCTGCATTTCCTTTTTCAATCTTTCACGTTGTGCTTGTGTAGCTTTTACACGTTCAGATTCTATAGCAAGTTTTGACAATTTTGTCTGTGCTTCTACTTGAGCGTCTGTATCTCCTAGTTCTACAGCTGCTTTTAAAGCTTTTTTAGCTTCAGCAGTCTCAGCTTCTACACGGCTTGCAAATTCGTTTATATATCCGCTATCTAAAGTACGAGTTCTATTTTGTAATGCTTTGGATTTGTGTTGTACTCCTTGGGCAAACTCAATAGCAGCTTGTTCACGTCTTTCAGATTCACGTAATCTTTTTGTTAATTTATCAATCCTGGATTGAACCTTTTTACCATAGTCTTCCATTTCCCCTTGGGAAGCGGTGTTATCTGAAACGTTAACTTCCGTTTCAACGGCTTCTGGTTCTGGATCAGGATTAACAACCTTTTCCCTATTTTCAGGTAGTGTTACATCTACCGCTGGTCCATCAGATGGCAAGTCCACCATTTTGGCATCAGCTTCAGATTGTGGTTCTACTTTCGTCTGTGCGTCTGCAGGCATTTATCCTCCTGTTTATTTGTATTGCAAGATATCCTCTGGGTCTTTTTTCA